AGATGTAGCTCCGTCTCGTGGGCTCGGAGATGTGTATAAGAGACAGGCTCTATACCATTCCACATCAACCGTCGGTTTGGTTCCCTTTCCGGCTATTCCCCATGGTGCCTCGCCGCCGCTTATTTTAAAGTGAGGGAGCTTGATATCTGGGAGTTTTATCTTCAATTTCTCAAATATTCCCTTTATCTTATCTGCCAAGTTCGATATTGTTTCCTTCGCCGTTTCAATCGGATGGGTGATTGCCTCTTTTACCTTATCAAATATATTCTTGGCAGTGCTCTTAATCTTATTACCCACATTAGATATAGTCTCATGTATTTTGCTCATGAAATTATCTATAAATTCTCTGAAGCCTGAGCAGTTATCATAAAGCAGCTTGAAAGCTCCGGCAAATGGATTAACAAGCAGCAAGAGAAGTCCCTGCCAGTTGCTCTTGATCCAGTTAAGTATATTTACGAAAAAACCTTTCACTTTTGCGATTCCATTGCTTACCGATTCTTTCACCGACTCCCATGCAGCCGCCATCTTTTCTTTCAGTATTTGAGCCACTTCTATGACCTTCTGTTTGATCTCGTCCCAGTGTTTAACACATAGAACTATGATCGCAATTACAGCTGCTATAGCTGCCGCTATCAATAAGTATGGTGCAAGTGCTGCTGTCTGTGCTGCTACAAGTCCCCAGAGTGTCGTTGTCTCTGCTGCCTCCATAGCCGCTTTGACTCCTGTCACTGCCGACTGCAGAGCCATTGCTGTTGTTAATACTCCTATGACCACGGCTATCGCTGTGATGATTGGCTGCATCTCTTGAAGCTTTGCCACTATAAGCGGTACATTGTTCGACACCTTTTCAATTATCTCTGTCACCTTCGGTATTGCATCAGTAACTATCGGCTGTATGATATCCTGTTTGAGGGTTCTGCCAAGTCCTTCAAGTGAACTGCCCACATCGTCATATCTTGTGTTGGCCACCTCGTCCATCTTGCCCTTGGTGTCGCTGAAGCTGTCGCCGACTGACGAGATGCTCTGAATGAACTGTGTGCCACCATCCTCTGCCATTGTTCCGAACGCAAGTGCGGCCAGGTTCATCTTGTCCTGTTCCGTCTTGGCATTCTGGATATCTGCAACTATTGAAGAGACTACTTCCTTCTGTGTTGCTCCGCCTGTCTGCCACTTGGCAAACAGTTCCTCAGTCTTCTGACTCCACACACCTGTGCCGTCCTTGACCTCTCCGGTCTTCTCATCGATCTGTGTCATGGTGTCCGCAATAGTTCCATCTCCAAGTCTTGTCGTTACCTCGTTAATGGCGTCATTGACCTTGTCCAGGTTATATGCACCGCCCTCTGAGCCATTCTTTAACAACTGGAAATACTCATCAGCCGTGTACCCGGCCTCAGCAAACTTACCTGCATACTCTGACACGTTATCGCCAAGCTCATCGGTGTAGTTAAGACCCTGCTGTGCACCGCTTGCCATGAGATCGAACGCCTCTGTAGCCGACAGGCCAAAGTGGCTCATAAGTGAGTTGACTCCCCTAAGGGTCTCTGTCATATCCATTCCAAATGTATCCTCGAGGGTTATAGCGTTCTCGGTGAGAGACTTGAGCTGTGATGGATCAACCTCCTTGGTTACTTCCTTTACTTTGGTCATCTTCTCGGCTATATCTGTGAGGCTTTCTCCGAAGTTATCCTTGTATATCTCCTGCATGACCTGGTTGTATTCATCCATGGAGTCAGCCGCTGTGCCTGTAGCAGCCGCAAATCTCGCACTTGCTGCATCTGAGTCCGTTCCGATCTCTGACAACGCAGAACCAAGCCCCTTGATGCCATCGCTCACAAGGTTTGCCATCGCTCCTTTCGCAACAGTATAGCCTTCGCCTGCCTCTTTCGCACTTTCGCCTGCTGCCTCAAGATCATGCACATTCTCTTCAAGAGCATTGCTCAGGTTCTTAGCCTCAGTCTGCAGCTTCACTGTGTTGGTCTGTGTGTTAGTGAGCTGTGTCGCTAGCTTTCTTGCCTCGTCGCTGTTCTCACCATATGCCTTTTTAGCAAGATCCAGCTTTTGCGTGAGGGTCTCCTGTTTTCGCTTACTCGCCTCTATCTCCTGTTCAAGGAGCTTCTGTTTCTGGCTGAGGTATTCCTCCTCGTCGCCGGTAGCTTTATACTGAGCCTCTGCAAGTTTCATTTTGGCGGTGAGTTGTGATGTTGTGCTGTCCGACTCCGCCATGGCGCTGTCGAGCTCTGCCATAGCCTGTGCATTCTCATCTACTTCCGGTATAAGGTTGGCGAGCTGACCTTTGAGCCTCTCTGCCTGTGTCTGTGAGCTCAGTATTGCCCTCGCCCACTTGTCAACTTCAACGCTGTTTTCGCCATATATGGCCTTTGCAGCCTCAAGCTTCTTTGTAAGGGCTTCCTGCTCCTGCTGGTTAGCCTCAAGCTGTCTCTCAAGTATTGATTGTTTCTGGGTATAATACTCGCCCTCATCACCAGTATTCTTGAACTGCGCCTCGACAAGCTTAAGCTCTGCCTTCAGATTCTTCGTTGTATTCCTTGCCGAATCGAGGTTCGCTGTGTATTCTTTTGTGTCTGCTGTAAACTTGACGCTTGCCTCGCTCTTCTTCTTAGCCACGTCTCTCACCTGCCTTCTTCACTGCGTAGTTCATCCATCCGTCATAGGCTGCCTTATTTGCTGCAACCGCCGACAGAAAGTTTAAGTCGCTGTCGTAAAATGTTTTTTCCGGGATTCCGAGGATCAACACATAATACGTGTAGTAGTCCTCTATGTCCTCCAGCTCAAACCTGGGTAATTTTATCGACCGTTCTTTCTCCTTCGTGGCTTTCCGGAATGCATCACGGAATCCCGTTTTTTTTTCGCGGAATTGAACAGATTCTCAAACGTCGTTCCAAGTTCCTCCCTATCGTCTGTAACTTCGGTTAGGAATTCTTCAAACGATGGGATATCTTCATCAAGATGTGCGCATGCGTAGGCAATGTAGATGAACTTCGCCATGTCAAGCTCGTTGAAGTCTTCGCCCTTCTTCTGCATTTCCTTGTACTTGGCAAAATATTCATCTGCCAGCGGCTTATTTCTCTTGTTAAGCTCTGCTATAGCGCCAAGATTGAGTGTCACGTTTTCAAATCTTCCATCCGCCATCAGTAATTTGTGGTATACCATTTATTTCCTCCTACAAAAAAGAACACCCTTGCGGGTGCTCTTATCTCTTATACTGCCTTTACAAGTTCTAGCGAGAAGTTAGTAAGCCACTGCTGCTTGATTTCTTCGCTTTCAAGCTCACTCTCAAGCGCCTCGTACATGCATTCACCATTCTCATCCGGCATCAGATCAATGGTCATCTCCAACTCGGCCACTTCTTCCGCTCCGTTTTCGATCTTCCTTGATGGTCCCGACGATAAAATACATCTAGGGTATGCCTTATACTTGACATTCTCGTCTTCATCCAATACCTTCTGTGTCAGTGAGAATTCAGGGTGTTTGCTGTTTTCTCCATAGGCATATACACCCTTGGCCAGCTTCTCCCTTGTCATATCATATATCTTGTTATAGACCGTGCGAGGTACATGTAGGGATTCTTTCAGTGTTCCATCTCCAGTACCACGAGTTCTCTTCTTCCTGATTCTACCCCGGCACTTCTTTGTGATTGTTCTGACTGCAAGTTCCTCTTCGCTCGAACCTACACAGTTCATATCCTCATATGTATCTTCTCCTGCTACCTTGATATGCTGTTCTATTATTTCAAATTCTGAAAAGATGTTTGACATTTTTATCTCCTTTCTAGGATTTCCTAGTCGCCCAGAAGTTTTCCCAGGCATATTTCTATGATTTTATCTGATGATTCTTCTGCTCCACGCATCATGAAGTGCTGGCCACCAGCATGTCTCCTTGTGTTTTCTCCATCGTCAGGAAAATACAGATAATGATAGGAGCCTCTTGACGCTATCGTAACTGCTAGTAAGCTGTCTCTGTGTTCAAATGGCTTCGCTACACTTGCCGGTTTCTTCTTCTTGTTCCAGTTTCTTCCTGATACTGGCAGGATACTCGCTATGTTCTTCTGAATGACGTCAGCGCCCTCATTATGAAGAACATCGTTGATGACCCTTATTCCGTCATCCTTATATGAATCAATAAGATCATCTAAGACAACATCGCCCTCCAGCTTGAACCATTCTGATCTAACTCCCATTTACACCCTCTTTTCCGGGCGTACAAACGTAATAGTTGCCACCTCAACAACCACATCTGTGTTGCCCTTCGTGATGTATTCATACGGGATATCGTCTGATGTTGCCTTCATTTTTGCGCCGGCGCAACGTGTGCTCTGTGCCTCAATCGCATCAATAACAGTCTGCACATACCCCTCAGGGATACAGTTCTCATGAATGATATGCACCTCATATCTGGTCTGCAGATCGCACCGGTTTGATGCCTTTGAAGTCTTTGTCCTGTTAAAGACAAAGTAATTCCATTCGTCCAGATGATCCGCTGTACAAGTGCCGTAATATGCCCCTGCCATTGGCACATCGCTTGATCTTGCAAGTTCTTCAAGTGTCTTTCTTGTCTCGTCAAGTATTGATTCTGCCTGTTCTCTGTCTTCAGGTATTAACTCCATCGCTTAACTTCCTTTCCTCTTCCAGATATATGTACATCTCCTGCTTTGCCCTGTCGTGATCCAACTTGATGATGCTGTAGAGCGTATTGCCTACTATAGCCTTAAGCATCGGATCCACCTTGTAAGACCTTGTCTTGATCTTTAAAGAGAGTGTCCTGCCCTGGCTTGATGCAAATTCGATGTCCTCATCTCTCTTGCTCTTCTCTTCATATGCAAGCTTGACCACCTCTTCAAGATCATCTCGGCTGAGCGCATTCTTGGCAGCGTTAAAGTCTGTTGACTTTTGTTTCTTTTTAACAATGTAAACAATGCCATCATTGTAGTTACTAAACCTGCTCTTTAGCATTTCTAGCCTCCTTCACTCTGCAGATATGCTGTAGTTTCAGGATGTCAGCTCTATAGGCTCCTTCCCACTCGTCCAGACACTTGTTATAGGCATACAACATATATGAGAGATAGAGCCTGTGAGCCAAGCCCGGAGCGAAATAGTCAAGTTCCGCTCCAAACAAGTGATTAAGCTCTATCTCCCCATCAAGCATCATGCTGATAAGGCTCTCGGTTGTATCCGTATCATTCCAGGTGATCTGTAGGTGTCTCTTGACTTCATTCAGATTCTCAGCTGGTATTCTGTTCTTATCAAGCATGTGTACTCTCACTCCTTATGATGATGCTGTCTGTGTTGTCACATTGACGTCTGCTGCCTTGATCATGATATAAGCGGCTGTAAGCTCTGATATGTCAAGCAGGATAGCCACACTGTTATCGTATGCCTTGCCGTTGCCGTAGAGCTTGATCTTAAATACTCTCTGATCCTGTGTGAACTTGAACTCGTCTGAGAACTCAAGAATTCCCTCCTTGGATGATCCGAGTCCTGCAAAATACTCCTCAGGGAGTACGAGCAAAGCCTCACCTGTGGCCATCTCGGCTGAACGTACTACGTCAGTTGGGAATGGGAACAGATTTGTGGCGTATGTTCCGGCCGCTGTGATTACAGTAGTGGCCGGCATGATCTTCTCCAGATAATCTTTCTGGTTGCAGATAAGTGTAACCTGATCGAACACTCTTGTGCGTCCACCATGCTTTGTATATCCATCCTTAGCGCTACCGTCCTTGTTCGCCGCCGTAGTTGCTGCTGTAATCTCTCCACTTGTGTTATTGGTGTACCACACCTCTGTCTCTGCCAGTTTCGCAAGGATCTTGCCATAGTCCTTCGGCGTAAATGACTTTATCTTGACAGCAGTCTTTCTCGGATATCCTGTAGATGTGTTGACAGATACGCCCTGGTGAATGTCTCTATCCATTCCGATCGGCTGGTTGTGTCCTGTTCCCGAGATGATAGCCTTCTCAAGAGCTGTAGCAAGGGCTTCCTGAAGGAATGTCCTAATGTATCCATCGAGGAACACAGGGCCAAGGTCGAGCATATCCTTCTCGATCACTGCAAAGGCTGACAGCTTGTTCTCTGCCATCTTGATAGTTCTGAACGCTGATGTGATCTGCTTTGTGATCTCATCATTTACCTCGCCCCATACGGCTGTGTTTACAGTGTGATCGTTCAGAATCCACGAAGTAAGATACTGAACTGATACGAAGTTTATCTTGTCTAAGAGCGGATGCTCCTCAATGAGATGCTTGTATACATCCTCAATGATAGTCTGAGGCATTACCTCAGGTGTGAGAAGTCCGTTCATGGTCTGAACAGTCTTTGCCTTGCCTGCCTCGATTACCTTCTCGTAGAACTTAGTCTCGCTTGCGGTGAGCACCCTGAAGCCTCTCTGTGCAAGTACGGCATTATCGCCATTTGCCGACTGGAACTCCTCTCTGACGGTATCAGCAACCGCCTGTCCGAACTGCTCAAACGCTGCCAGCGCAGCGTCGTTGTCTCCTGATGCCATTGCTGTATTCATGGCGTCAACTGCCTGCTTAATAGCAGGGTTAGAACCTGGTTTGTACATTCTTTCTTCCTCCTGTTATGATAAATTTTTAAAGAATTTCTGTAAGAAATTGTCAGTCTGTTTCTGACCGTCAAGATGTGATGGATCACTCTCCTTGTTCATCTCTTCAATAGACTTCTGAATCTGGTCAAGCCTTGCATTCTGCTCGTTAAAGAACTTCTTCATGTCTGGCTTGTATCCAAGAATGGCGTCATGTATAGATGCCATGGCACTCTGCTGTGTCTCCTCATCCTCTTCATCGTCATCACCGGCTATCTCCGTTGCGAATCCATAGTCAAGACACTCCTGCGCTGTGAGCCAGGTCTCAGCATTCATCATCTGCTTAATCTCGTCCTCTGAGAGGGTGCTTACCTTCTTGTATGCCTCGATACTGGACTGATTGATCTTGTCATTGTCCTCTGCTGCCTTGCGCATCTCTTCACTGTTGGCATAGCCAATATATGACATACAATTGTGAATCATCATGAGAGCTATAGAGCCCATAGTCCTGACGTCTCCGGCACAGAATATGATCGTAGCAGCAGAGCAGGCAAAGCCATCACAGTATGTATGTACCTGGGCCTTATGTCTCTGAAGCGCTGAGTATATTGCAAGAGCCTCGGCTACCTCACCACCATAGCTGTTGATGTAGACATTGATCGTATCCACGTCAAGTCCATCTATCTCACGCTTTATGTCTCTCGCCGATACGCTGCCATCGTCGCCTATCCAGCTTCTGATAATCTCGGCACTTCCTGTGATATCACCATATATGTTGATATCTGCTGTTCTCGTATCATCATCCCTGGTTATCTGATAAAATACTTTTTTACTCACTCTTTCTTTCACCTCCTTCCGCTACTCCTTTAAGGAATCTGTCTATTTCTTCAAAGTTCTTTGTTATAAAATGCTTCCTCGACCAGTCGGTATTCAGTGGTTCTTTCCCGAGCTCCTCTCTGGTCTCATCTATGCAGTACACGCCTGATCCTATGAGTGTTGACACACTCGCCGCTACGTCAAATAAATCTCTGTGCTGTATACGGCTTGTATCTGCCACATAATAATTGCCTTTCAAGTAGTTATCCACATCGCCCCGCTTATTGAGCGTGGATGTTATAGCATCTGCGTAAGGATCCACTCCAAATGTGAGGAACGCTCCAACTATCTCCTTCATGCTGGTTATATTTCCAGACATCATTGATTCCGGAATATGGAATGCCGAGGCAACCATCTTGAATAGGTCTGCCCGGAGTTTCAGGTAATCATCTGAGGTCTTAACATTTGCTCCCTTATCTGGTTCGAGGTCATATCCATCGAATTCTGGATATATCGCATTCTCTGATGATATGTAATCAGTTATCTGTTTTTTTACATACTCCTCAAAATCTTTCTGGAATTCTGCATCTCCAGCCCTCACGCCATCTATATGCAGCTTATACTTCTGTCCGTTAGAGTTCCTAAATGCTTTTGATGCTGCTGTCAGCATCTTGCTATAGTCCTCATACAAGCCATCTATGAGCTGGTGCACGTTGATGTCGTCCAGCGTGAACAGGTAATAGTCCTTGATCGTGAATACCTTGTTAAACGTAAAGGTTCCCACGGACACATTGGCATACACATCACCCTTGATGGGCTGGTCTCTCTGCTTTGTATAGCCGTCTGCACAGTACAGAGCTCCTGCAGCATCCACTACAAGAGCCTCACCTTTTCGGACCATGTTATTGATGACCTTGTGCCAAAATATTGAACTGTTTTCATTTGCGTTCGGAGATATATTCAGCAGATAGTAATCACGATTCTTCACCGGCTTGCCATTTTCATAGCAACGGATCTCCGATCGGGATATAGCATTGCTTATGAGCGATGTCGCTGTGTATATGGCTAGTTCCTTGTAATACAGTGATGCCGGTATATCTATGATTATTGTTCCGTCTGCTGCCCTCTTGGTCAGCGGGATTATCCTCTCAATAAAATTCCGGAATACACCCATGTCCTACCTCCTATATCTTAATGACTCCCAGCCTTACATACTGAGGCCTTTCCTTGATCTCTGCCTCCGGTATCATAGATGCCACAAGCGCCATGAACGGATCGGTCTTTCTCGACCGGGCTTCAATCTTGGCATAAACAAAGGAGCCCTTGTCGGCTCCCTGGTCTCTGCCATATCTGATTACTTTAGTGTTGTTAGTCGCCCACCTAAGGACAACATCATCGCCCCAGTGAAAATAATGATTGATGAAACAATGATCTATCACTGGGACTATTTTCATGATGTCTATCTGCTTGATCAGTATGAGGTTGCCTCTCTCTTTTGAGAAGCCTATCTTGTCAAGTGCATCAGACATCAGTGCATATCTGTAGTTATCTATTGCCACCTTGGTGATGTTGTAAAGTCTTCCCATCTCTTGTATGTAGCTTGTTATGACGGTTGGATGTATCTCCACATCATCCACATACCCCAGTTTCCCAGACTTAACCCATTCTTTCCATGGCGCCTTTATTCTTGGGATGTCCTTGGATGCTGAACATAGCCAAGCATGATTGATATCATAACGCTGGTCGCCTTGCTTAAAATGGATATTCACAGCCGCAAAGTCTGATGTCTTCATGTAATCTATCCCAACGGTACAGTTCCATCCCTTAAGATCCGGTAACTCCTGGTTGGTAGCCTTGATATTCTCCCAGTCTGTAACGCCGCATTCCTTGTGTCCACTTGGGCGGTTCATTCGCTTTGCCATAAAGGCCGGAAGTCGATCCGGGTTTTTCTTCCAGTCCCTGTACTCTTTTCTGATCTCGGCCAAAAGGTTTGGCAAATACGGCAGTGATGGGTTTGCCTTTGTCCAGTTATCCTCATGGTCAACCTCTTTCACATCATCCAGGCGGCAAATAAATGGCAATAAGCCATTATCATCCTCTCCGTTATAGAGAATACCCTCTGAATCCGCTATAAGGTCGTCGAGAGGTCCTTCCCTTACATCTCCGTTTGTTGTGTAATATGATCGGCGGGGATGTTCCTTCTTGCCAAGGCCTGTTGTAAATACATCTATGTTTGCATAGTTCTCATACTGATGGATCTCGTTGAATATGACTATTCCTGATCGGAGTCCATCCTTGCCCTTTGGGCTGTTTGTCCTGCCGATGATAGTGCTCTTCGTCTTAAGACTTACTATCTTTTCCTTAGTCCAACCATAAAACCTGCGTATTTTTTTGATGATTCCTGGCATTTCGAAGAATCCTGTCAGATCTTTAACTGGGCGTGTTGCCTGGTCCTCGTTGTTGGCACAAATATCCACATCATATTCACGGATGCCATTATACGGAGACGAGAGCAGGAAGCTCTCAATTGCTATCATGCCATCTTTTCCGGCACCTCTTCCAATCATGGTAAAGAGATCCGGCCATCTCGGCATTCCAGTGTCATCCCAGTACGTGCAGTCATGTAACGCTATAACAAAACGCTGCCACGGGAACAGTTCAAATGGCACGTACTGCTCGCACAAGTGCATATACTTTTGTAACTGTTCCGTGTCAACGTGAATTGGCTCATTCTCAAAGCACCATTTAACGTGTGCGACTAGGTTTTCCTGGTCTTTGCAACACTTATAGGTGCCCTGTTCAACGATGTCTATCCATTCCTGAATCTCCGGTATGTTGTCAATCCTAAAGATCGCCGTCGTCCTCCGCTATCTTGTCTGTTGTGAGTCCGAGTTCTTTCAAAATGGCGAGCTGACTTCTCGTGTACTGCGGCAGGAGCTTGACGTTCGGATTGTCTTTCTCGTACTCCTTGCCTGCTGCCGATGTTGCCGTATATGTCATACCACGCTTCTTGATATCAGCCTTCATCTTCTTGATCAGCTTGCAATATTCCATGTAATCATCAACCAGTGCCTCAAAATGTGATACATCTGCCCCCTTGGCTCTGAGCTGTGCCATGAGCGACTCTCTGATTTTTGCCTGCGACTGCTGTGCCATTTTTTGATCTCACCTCACTTTTTTCTCGCGTGCGTGCGCGAGGATGTTTTGTCGTGTCCATTCCCCCGTTGCTTTCCCCTCTCCAAAATAAGGGTAATAGGGGGGTGGGGGTACTCTACCAGCGCTCTTCATTCACGAAATGTTCTACATCGTTGTGTTTATATCCATTCTTCTTCCACTTCTCAGGGTGGAGCTTGTTGTGGCACGCCTTGCATACCGGTATAAGGTTCTGATATGTCTTGCCGGCATATGTGTATGTCCTGCTGAGTGCCAGGGCTGGATGCTTGCGCACGAACTGGACATGATGCACGGTGCTGAGCAGACGCTTGTTACCTTCGTCGTCTACATCGTATCTAGTGATGACTCCTCGCTTCTTACACTCGGCACATTCGTAGTGATTCTCCTTTAAGATCTTATCCTTGAGTGTTCTCCATTCTCTTGACTTATAGAACCTCCACAGTTCATCCTTGTCTATCAATTCCTCTATCCACTTCTTAAGTTCATCAGCTTTCATACATTTCTCCACAACAAAAGCTCCGGTCTCCCGGAGCTCATATATGTTTGAGGGCTTATCCTCATTTGGCGATGATATAACTATATCTGTTTTTTTGTCCTCCGAGTACCGCACTTTATATTTTTTTTGCCATCATGTAATAGAATTTGCGTCGGATCTCGTAGAACAATGTTCTGCCACAAGGTACACCTTGCTGGTCTATCATGCGGAATGTGCAGCCTTCTGTCGTAACATATCTGAGGAGATACGGATATATCTCATCATATCCGGTAACTGCTGCCCTGGCTGTATCCTCAACTAATGCTACCTTATCGATCAGCTCAGCCCTTCTCATTGCGGCATCTGCTGTCGCATCCGATCCACCACCTGACCCAGTAGGCATCCCTGTAACCTGTGGGCTTCTGTAGGTGTCAGTGTTGTTTTCTATCTCTGCCTTCCATTCGCTATACTGTAGGCAGTATGAGTATGCCGTGGCAAAGGCATGCTTGGATATTCCATACTTCTTGTTGATTGGCCTTACGTTTGGCATTATCTATCTCCTCCCTTGATATATTTTTATCTTGCAGCTCTATTTTGTAGCACATTTCTTTTCCATATAGCTCACCGCAAGTCTGCTGCTCTCTTTTTCGAGTTCTCTCTGTCCACGGCATATAAGCTCTGTAACATACTGTTCGGCTTCTCTGTGAGTGACTGGTTCGGTAAAGTCTATGTATACTGATACCTTATGTGTACTCATACGGTCCTCACACTCTACGGCCAGGCTATTCATTTCTATATCTTTCGTCTCTCTCATTCGTTACTCCTTATCTATCTCTTTGATGTGTAATATATAATACTTCTTCCCTGGTTCAGCTCCCCACTCTGGCTTGCCTGTGCCTATACTGAGCGTACACATTGCCTTTATCTGCGGAGCCACCTTTGAATATCCATTACGAAATATCACTGGCACTGGCCACTCTACCTGATCCATCTCTGGTAAAACATTGTGCAGCACCTCATCACCTATGCATATTGCACCGAAGGCATTCAGAAGTCTGCTGTCGTAATATTCTTTTATCTCTCTGTATTCCTCTTTCTTCTCGCCGGATGCAATCATATCAAACCACATACGTTTGATTGGTAATGTCAACATTCGCTTTATCCTCCAGTCTAATGATTATTCGTGAATAACTCCTTATACACATCCCGTTCCCCCTCACATCTAGCGAGGGCAACTTCAAGACTATGTATATTCGCCTTAAGGTCATTCATCTCTGATATAAGAGCATCCTCTCGCATTGATACCTGTTCTGGAAACTCCTCAACTGGTATTGCATATAAAGGTTCGCCCTGAACATAATTCGATAATCCAAATGTGTCTGCTATGATCTGCCTTGCCTGCTCGGCTTCAGAATCTGGTAACCTCTTTTCAAAGCTGATGATGTTTTCGCTCTGCGTATATTGTATCATCATTGGATTTGCATACATCTTTCCGCGGTATGTGACATCTATGTCCTGACATGTGATGCTTGTCTTTCTCAGTTTTATGAATACTGCCGTCTGTCCATCATCAGCGAGTACGAGAGCCGGCACATCCCCCTGTGCACTCTGTATCATCCATATTTCTTCTGGGTTAGCTGTATCTTTCATTTTCTCTTTCTCCTTTTCTTTCTTCGTAACTAATCCTATTGCAATGGATGCTGTAGGATCTGGGTATCCTTCTGCGTTCTTTCCCGCCATGAATCCTCCTTTATGATTGTCATGTCTTTTGCTAAAGCATAACCATATTCTCGGTTTGCCCCTTTGGACTGTCTCCAGCCCTCGAGCATATATATCGTGTCGCATCTATCAAGGAGTTTTAAACATATGTCCATGCACTCCTCATACGACCATTCTTTAGGCAACTGTGACAGGATGCGTGCTGGATTCACCACCGCCGCATCCGTGTATTTCTCTTCAAGATACTCCTCGGCATCACCGAACTTGTACATGTAATCATTTACTCCTGTAACTGGTCCACTTAAGTATATTCTTGTCATCATCTTCCCTCCCATTTAATCTCCATCATCAAGATAATTTTTTCTGAATATATTCATAAATTCTGTCCTTGTATGCTCTCTCTCAAATGCACGCTGACCGTCTCTCTGAAGTTTCCGCATATTGTCTGCGTTGTTGTGGACTGCTGCCGGTCCAGCAGTATGATGTTCTATGCACAAATACACCTTGAGGCCGTATGCCTCAGAGTGTATTCTGTTCGCACCGCCGAATATGTGATGTTCCTGCAAGGTCTTGTGGCTGTAGTCGCCATTTAGTCTGGTACAGAGATAACATGTGCCGTCTTTAAACTGCAGGATTGACGGCTTATGCTGCTTTCTTTTTTTCTTGTATACCGGCTTAGGGTACATCATTCCATATCCTCCAGTGTCGAAGGTGTAAGGTCAACACCTTTCAAGGCTTCCAGCGTTTTCTCGTTCTTCTTATCGTGACGGAATGTTGCCGTCATGCGGCATATGTTATTCTGCCAGAGTACACCTGACTTGCTGTAGAACGGATCAGATGGTACATATTCGCCATGCTCCTCGTCAATGCTGCCTTCTCTCAGGTTGATAAATGCCTCGTTGAGCAAGTATAGCATTCCAGTGTCTGTGTCCTGAAGGTATCTCTGCACTGTACAGGCTGTGCCTATCTGGAGCGTATTTGTTATGGTGAGCGGTCCCATTGTGTAAGGTTTAGCATCTATGCTCATAGGCATTTCCACTTCATACTGATTTCCCTGCTTGTCTGCTCTAAATCTCTCTTCTGCCCCTGGGAGCTCACCGGCAAGTGCTATTATGTTCGCAAGCGTCTGTTTCGGAATATATTCTCTCTTGATCTCTACCTCCCAGAATCTCCCTGCTATGTATACCCAGTTATCTTCATTCTGCGCTATAACCAGTCCGTCTGTCTTGTATGCCTGTTTCATTAAGTTGTTCAGTACCTTCTCATTCAGAAACATTGTTCTCTTCCTCCTTTTCTTCTGTGCCTGATATGCAGGCTCTCAAGTATTCATGTGGCACGTTTGCTTTGACTCCGTTGTATATAACATCTGCTTTAGCTGCATATCTCATAATATCCATAAGGGTAGTTATTTTAATCTCAGCTTTTCCCTCTGCTGTGAATTGATCTATTATTCCCATGTTCTACCTCCATATCATTGACTGTCCTCACAAGTGGCAATACCGCTGTTTGTACCCTATTCCTTTTCCGCACCTTGGACAGACGAAGTAATTCTCGTCTATCTTTACCACTGGCTTGCTTGTCTCATAGTCTGCAGTAAGCCTTCCCGAGAGTTCCGCTGCTTTGTCATAATCGCTCACTATATCTATAGCTTCGGTGACTGCTGCCTTCTCACAGGATGATAAGCATCCATCCCTTATGTTCATAAGGTGTTTTATGATGTCCTCATTTCTCACTTTATTTCCCCCTTTCTGATCATCTGCTCTATGTCAAAGTGGCTAAAGCATTCACGATAACCTTTCTCGCTCCTCATTAACACATAGTCCCTGTATGACTTCACTACAGTCCACCGCACCCACTTTGTATATGGGACATTGTTCTCTTTGCCGCCATATGATAATATCTTCACCCGCCTGCCAGGCTGACAGAGGATATTGTGTTTTGCTGTGATCTCGAATGCTGTCATGTGCTCTCCTTTCTAACTCCAACCTTTTGTGGAATGTAATATGTCCTTAAGTTCTTTCAGCTTCTCCCGGATTCCAGCCATCATTCTGAGAGCATCGCTGTAATGGTCATTAGATATCTCACGCTCAAACTGTCTGACTACCTTCAGCGCCTCTTTTTTTCTGCTTTCAAGGTCTGTAACCTCTAGGATTTCCTTGTGATTTTGCGCCGGCGCAATTACTTCTGTTCCTTCAACATCGCTTTCAGACGCTGTGCGTCCTTCTTCAGATCGTTCTTCGCCTTCAGAATCTGCTCGTTCAGGTTCTGAAGCTGGTTCTCCAGCTCTGTCGTATCCTGTCTCTGCTGTTTCAACCGTACTATCTTCTCTTTTATGTTCTGTTTCTCCGCGTACAGCGTTTCCAACTGCCTCACTATGTCCATCTGCTACCTCCTCATCGTGATGTATCTGTTCTTTCTGTGCCACCGGCGTATTCTCTGCCTCCTGGCTCTCTTCTCTGTCATCTGCTGCCACATCTGCATTATCCTGTTCTCTCGCTTCCTCCTCTCCAAAGTGTGTGCCATATATTTGAGGGTCGAAATCCTCACCGAATATCTTTATCATCCGGGTGACAAATTCTTCCCATGTCATATCAACCGGAGCTCCACCAAACCTTTTGATCTTAAGCGCATTCTCATGCATCATCAGGAAATACATCCCTTTCCTGTATGACCTGGTTCCGGATGGATTAACAATCTCAGCTATCTGTCTTGTGTCATCCAGGATGCTGTTGCTGCTATAAATTGTTGTGAGCTCGTCCTTATTGTCCCTGAAGAACTGCTCTATGAGCTCATCTATATCATCTGCCTCACCTGCTGCCGGTGTTTCCTTGTTGAATGCCTTGAGCTCTCTGATATCGGCTCTTGCCGTGTCTGCTGTGATCATCTTTCTGTCCGGCTCCGAAAGCTTAAGCATCTCTTCAAGCTGTGAGCGCTTGAAGTCTTCATATTCCGGTTTAAGTTCCTGTGAGTATCCATCTATCGAATACTCTCGGTTGATGGACATGAAGCGGCTCACAGTTGATCCCTCCATGCCATATTCACCTTTGGCAAAGTCTGCTATTGACTTATATCCGTCATTCTCATAACCTTTAGACTCATCTATCTGTCTAAGCAGGTATCCGATCTTGACGAAGCTCCGGCGGACTCCAAGGAGCTCAGCATTGAGTTTTCTCTTCGTCTCCATCCACATATCAAGTGTCATCTGTATGTATTCCATATATACCCTCCTATGCTGTGATCGCTACTGCAGTGCCCTTAAGGCATGCGACATATTCTTTTAGTAAATTGTCTATGTTCTCCTTATCAGGTTTCTCGTCATATGCTCCATACCACTGCAGTATTTTCGTGTCGTCTATTTCAATCGTGATGTATGGTGCATCCTGGTCTTTCTTGAATCTCAGGAACAGGATGTAACTCTTGCCGGTATTGTGTTTTGTGAGATAGTCATTACCGCCAACACAGTGGTGAAGTATTCTACCCTCGTCCACTATCTCAGCGGCTGACCTTGCCGGCCGGATGATATACTCGTCATTCTCGTAGTAATATCTATTTCTGATACCTCTGTAATGCTTCTTGATGTCTGGGAATCTGTCATTGACCTCCTGTTTCCGCTTGTCTGCCTTAACCTTGTTCACCTCAAGCACCAGCTTGTCATGCTCCGTTTTGAGGTCCTTAGGGAAAAGGTATATCGTGTTTGTAAGGTCATACCCCAACTGCTGCCTCATGTGTATATAGTCGCCATATCTCCTAAGCTGCTGAATGGCCCAGGTGTGAGCATTGGCACACATTCCAGTTCTGATGTCTACGCCCGTAATCTTCTCTATGTAGTGTTTGAGCTTGATAATTGACATATGTTCAAGCAGTGTTGACAAATAGTAATTCTGGAAGATTCTGTATGCCTCAAGTTCCTCATTGCTGTAGTGTGCCTGTGCTTTCTTTTCCCTCTGCAGGACTCTTAAAAGCTCCGTGTCTCCCTGTTCGCTCTGTAAGAGTTTCACCCGTTCTGGGTATATCCCGAGGAAGCCTGCCGGATTCGCAGCATTCCCGTCTGAGATCCAGCCACAATAGTGATCTACCATTTCATCAACTAGTTTCGTAAATCCTGCCTTTACCAGGAATTCAAGCTGCTTATACTGCATATACCGCTCTGCGTAGTTTATGAGATTACCGACCTTGCCCTGCATATATTCCTTTGCCGCGGAATATCTAAGGCAGGTGTCTGCCAGTTCGTTCCATGTCTTATCGTATACAAGGCCATCATGCAGTGTTATGTTTGCTATTCCAGACAGGTTGCAGTCATCCCAAAAGTCTTCCTGTGCCCAGCAGTTGTATTTGTGGAAGTCTCTCTGTAGTTTCTTTCCGGGTTCTATGTATTCCCTGACCATCTCGTTTACACTTAAGATCTCCTTTGCCCCTGTCATGATCTCCTTGTCACCCTCAAGCACAATGTCAAGAGTTATCATTTTATCTATCTCAACCAGCCTTATAACTGCGCCATCGTCTTTGTACCGCTGTCCTATATACACATACTTTGTTATGTCATACACGCCTTTAGTCTTGCCTTGTGCTTTCCATTCCCCGCTTTTGTGACAGCGTGGACATGTGCCTACAGTACCATGCTTTGGATATACGATTAGTTCAAACTGTCCTTCGTATGATTCAGACCGCTTTGTGCATACTGTTGATACCTGTCCACATGCTGAGCAGCATATATCTGCATACATTCCATGTCTCTTGTAGTACAGGAAATGAGATGAAAACAGCCTTCTCTCAGCCCAGTCTTTAAGATCATCCGGGAGCGGCGGTGTGTGTGCCTGTCTGTCGGCAAGCCTTGCCTGTCTGTTCTCATATCTCTTCCGTTGCCTATCGAATGTGATAGAGTTTTCTAGTGCGCGTAATGCAGTATCCCAGCTTTCGGGCTTTTGTTCTGTCCACTCTCTGATAAGGTGTGCATCATCTGACCGTATGAATGTCAATGTGTTCCTGTCTTCAAATGGCTCCTTCCAAATCTCTCTGTTGTAATCTGAATCATGTATGCTCCTTCCGCTCCATACACCTGTTTCCGGATACCACACACCCCAGTCAGTTTTTGTATAAGCAAGTCTCAGCTTGGGCGTCTCTCTGCCCTGCTTGGTGTTTTCGTATATGTCAACAAGTAGGTGTTCTGTTCCCTTTATGTCGGTGATCTGTACAGATGCCGTGTAAGCGTTATTCTTTCTCGCCCTTATTGCTGGAATGAATGGTATGCTTTCAATTGCTCTTTTCTTCATGCTCCCACCTACTTCCTGTAATAGTCATTGATGATCTTCTTCGCCTCGGCCATGCCTGGAATACCAAGTGTCACTTTGCTTGCCGATACACCTGCTGCCTTCAAGATATCCTTGTCTATCTCTTTCTGGTGTCCAAATGACCACTTGAGCAGTTCTGCTATACATCCCTTCAGACTCTTGCCTTTCTCTCTCACCTTGATGGCTACGTCCTCATGCTCCATTGCCTGAACTTTGATATACTCGGCCCAGTCCTTCATGATCGTCTGCGGCTTAAGCTCCTGTATCTCAATATCAAGCTTTCCAACGGCTGCGGTCTGTGCATCAACAAGCTCCGGGATATCTCCCTGCAGGTACATATCTACGAAGTCCTTTGGGATTCCATTCTCTTTTGCGAGCGCATGAAGGCTCAACTCGTCACCTTCGTTGAACAAATTCTCTGCCAGTGTGTTGATCTCTTTGTAACTTCCTAATTCGCCAAATCTCTCAAACATATTAACCATCCTTTCGTGTTGTTATATTGTGTTTCATGTAAAGTGGCCAGAGCTGTTCCCACAGCTCCTTATTCGCCACATCCTTACCCTTTGTCGTTGTGTAGCCATCCAGCGCCCAGCGTGCCAGGTTTTTGGTCATCATCGTAAGAACAAAGTCATCGTCTGCGATGATCTCTATCTCGCATGAGCGGGTGAACCTTGACAGTGCCGCCGTGATGGCCGCTATCGTGGCTGCGTGATAGGTTCCGTGTATCTGTCCATATCCCTCAAGCTTTGCGGTCCGTCCACTCTCGATATGCTCAAGCGTGTATTTGAAATGCTTGTCCGTCTCTTTTGTCTGGGCGCTGTCTATCTGTATGTGTATGCGCTCCATTTAACACCGCCTCCTCATCGTGTATCTCCGGTATGAATAGCTCGTTACCGGATTGATGCCCTCATAGATTTTTATGATCTCGTAGCCCTTTTTTTGTTTCGGTTCTCTCTTCCAGTGGAGCAGCTTGTCCACCTTCGGCTCTGGCAGTGGCATGTTCCGGGATGTGGAATATGAGGACTGTCTTATCCTCGGCTTTGACATTGTGCCATCTGCCTTTTCCTCTGTGGTGTTCTCGTCCTTGGTCATGTAAGCGGCCAGCTTTGAGAAATCGTCATCATATACCTTGTCAGATAGTCTGATCTGCTCGGCATATATACCGCCCTTATCCCACAGGCTCTTGATGATCGATGTCGTGTCTCCTATCTCGTTCACCACAAGGTGTGTGTGCCACGCTCCTTTTGTTCCTTGTTCGATGTTGCGGATCCAGCGGAGCTCATGCCCTCTCTTTCTGTATTCTGCTTTCACCTTCCGGATAAACTTCCCGAAGTGGGCTATCGCCTCCTTCATGGTGGGTGGTCTGTTCCTCTTCTCGTAGGTGAGGGTGATGAAGGTATCACCCGGACTGAAGTATTCAAGGAGCTTGTGCCTGCATCTCTTCACCTTGTTCTGATGGTTGATGATTGCCGCCCTGTCTCTTATACACATCTGACGCTGCCGACGATATGCAGT